CCAGAACATATTCTTAAAGTATCTTTAGTTGTGATACATCCGTCTCCAAGTATAACACCTAATAGATAAGGACATATAGGAGTATTGGATTCAGAAAATTGAATAGCTGATATTGAAGGCAGCATGAAGTTATTTAATCCATTCTTGCGCTTACCTTTCAACTTTTCTTTGCCAATCATTTCTGATAGAGGGATAGTTTCAAACGACTTATCTGATACATATCTATTTATTCCATTTGAATCTTTCTTACCAGAGTGCCTAGAATTATACTTATTGACTGACCACAAATGTTCTTTATCACACATGACATACGATCCATCTGACATAGTAACCTTGTAAACATCTCTAACACCTTGAGGATGCACACCTAATACAGACTGTATCTTGCCATCCAATCCAGATATAGAATCTCCTATTTTAATATCCTTCATCAGCTTCCATCCTAATGGAGTAAGTATCTTGCTTGATAAAGGCTGAGCCTTTCCGGTATGAGAATGAGATAGTGTAGCATAAAACTCTCCTTCTTTAAGCAGCAAGTATTTGTCCATGTCATCATAACCAAAAGTTAATCCCATTGGGATAAGGCCGGCTTTATATCTGCGGATGAACTCTTCATCATCCACATTTGATGACAGGAAACTTAACTCCTCCTCCATAATTCCAGCTTCCTGCATTACCTCATGCTGATATTTAGCTAACTCATTGATAGGCATAAACTGTCCTGCTTTAATCCCATCATCAATAGCTCTATACTCTGTCTCTACATCCTTCCCATCAAACTTGTTATAAACCTCATGCTTGAGTACTTCTCTAGCTATAGACTCTTCTGCCAACCCTCCTGCTACATAGCCACCAACAAGGTAGGAAGCCTTCACAACAGCATTGTGCCTGGTTCCCATTTGCGCTGACCTAATCATCCTAGCAGCTATATCTAATTTCTTATAGTCTGTAGTGATTTGAGACATAACAATTCCATCAAACTTCTCTTCCTCAAGTACTTCAAAGAATGTCTTGCTATTATCATTGACCAATAAGTTTGGATCATATGAAAAGAACAATACCCTTGATGGGTTCCTAGCTGATGTATCAAATTGTGGATATCTTTTAATTAGTGAAGAGTAATGTTGCTCATGTTTATTTCCATCAGCAATCTTAATCAATCCGTGAACCCCAGTTCCTGATGGTGACTTCCATACTGCAAAGATGTATTCATCCTTCATCATGTCAATCTTAAGAGTCTCTACATCTTCTACATCATCTATATCAAAAGGTACAAACCTGGAGTGAATAGATAGTGAAGTATCGTTTCGGAAACTCTTATATATAGTTCCATCTTCCTTATGTTTAGTTATAGGGATATCGAATTTCCCTGCAAACAATACACAAGGTAATTGTAACTTTAGTTTCTTAATCTCATCCTGGTCTTTACTAGCTCTTATTTGCTCTATCTCTAGTTTAACCTTCCCTTCTTTAATTCCATTAAGCGTTGCACTTATTGTCGAGTACAGTGGTTTGTCTATCTCGCTGAAGTGTTTGAACAGTGTTATTTGCTGAGTTGATGTAGTCATGGTAAGTAGTTAATTTGTTTTCTAATTCATCCATCATTAATTTATAATCATTATCTATCTCTATGAATCCACTTACCTTTCTGATATGGTATAGACTAGAAGTATGGTCAGTTAATCCTACATGCTCGGCTATCTCTTTTAAAGTAAGTAAGGTATACTTCTTAAGTAAATAAGATGCTACCTCCCTTGCCCTCGCATACGTCTTCTTCCTAGTCTTTACGCTCACATCAACCCCGAAGTGATCCTTAATAATAGTTAGCACAGCTACCGGATTAATAGCTACATAACTCAACCCGTTGCCCTCCATCCCTAATTGGATGGATAGGCTTTCAAGCATAAGAGAAATCTTATTGCTATGTATGTTGGTTTTATCAATTATTTTTTTAATGCCTTTTAGTTTATACTTGAAGTCTTCTAGTTTCATTTTGCCCAATTTGGAAGTGAGATAATCGGTTTCTTGTCGTTGTACTTGTACCAAAATCCGTATGACTCATTGAATGATTCGGGATGCTCAAGGCAATAGTTAAATGCCTTACATAGTGTTTCTAACTTAGCTAGTCCGTAGTCCATCCAGTCTTGTGATACATCTATTAGTCCATTATAGTATGGATCATTCTTTTCAATTACATAGAACTTAAAGTTACCACCATAGATAGCTGCTTGTATGTAGTACTGGTAGTTAAAGAAATCCTTATTAAGATTCTCTAATGCCCCACTTTGTACAGTCTTAATATCAATAGTAGCATAGCTAGTCTCTATGTCTTTAATCTTAACGAATGGAAGTCCATACAATTCCATGTATTCTCTTTGCTCTACTGATTTAGCATCGAACATTATTTGTTGGAATTCAGGATTGCTTTTCACAAAGTCTGTTAAGTTAATCAGCTCATCAAATACATCCTCTTGAATAATCTTCTGTCCTTTACTTTCGGCTGATGTTAGCAGCTTAGCATACTCTTCCTTATCATCTTTCTTTCTTAGGTCAAACTTCTGAGATTGAACATATTGTTCTTTGAATAGATTAGGTGTAAGCAAGATACAGTGTAAAGCACCCCCGAAAATTAATTCGGGAGTATCCTTACGGGCTTTCTTTAGGTAGTTAATATAGTGACGGGGTGAACGGGCAAACTCTTTTATAGAGCTGTAGCTAAGTGGTCTTTTTGATAGGTCGTCTAGTGTCATGGTTATTTGTTTAATAGGTCAGCAACTTTTTTAGATACATTATATTTTTGTTTCACTTGATCCATGGTGTAACCTTCATCCATTGCTTTCTTTACTGCATAGAATTGGTCTGTATTTTCATTTAGCCATGGCTTATCATCAGCTTTAGGGGCCTGTGAGGCAGCATTACCGTCGTCATCCTCGTCTTCAATAACCAGGTTAAGCAATCCGCTTAGCGAATATCTTTTAGCATAGGAAACGGCACTTCCGTACTCCTGTGGGGTATTCTTACTTACTACTATAGGAAATATAGACTCTAGGTTCTCGCCTGACTTAACATCCCATACTGTGGACTTAACAAATGGGTTTCCATCTATAGAAACATTTACCTGAGTAACTACTAATCCGGCCTTCTGTAAGTGCGGATGAATGTGTACTTGGATAGCATCCAACTTAGCGTATGCTGATTTAAAGAATGGGTTATTTGAATCTTTCTTAACCGGTGGACATAGCTTATTAAAGTCAGCTAAACTTTTTAATAATTCTTTCATGTTGTTTAATTTAAAGATGATGGCAATGCAATACCTTGTGAGTAAAACGTGTTAATAACTGCTAGCTCTATTAGGTCATTGACAGACTCAAGAGACTCTTCAGAGAACTTAAGCGAAAGTACTGGTAGTAAAGACTTCTGTATGTTTTCAATACAGATTACTTGCAGGTTTGATAGTTGTTTTTTGTTCATGGTTTGTATTTTTGGATGACAAATATAGTGAATATAGTGTGAATAAAAAATTAAATATTTTCCTCCCTAATTGTTTCTATAATTAATTCTTTGCCATCTGATTTAATCAATTGGTCAAACATATAGTTTGCAGTCTTTTCAGATGAGCTACCAGTTATATAAATGTCATCTACATATATGTAATAGAATGAAGATCCGTCTGTTATCTTGGTTTCTTTGTTAATCTTGATGTTCATTTGTTTCAATTTGAGATTGAGGGAATAGGTTTGCAGGTGGAACTGTTTCTTTAGCCTTCCATTGGGATAGCAGCTTAGTTACTTCCTTGAAGCAAGACTCATCATACCACATGTAATGATATAGCTGTGCAATGAATACCATACGATCCGGTTCATGCATCAGAAAGAAAGATGATTTATTTTTCATGGTTTTTTAAAATTTTGGTTATAGGTTTTTTATTCCAATATCTCATAACGTGCTTTGTAGAGTCGCAGCAATCACAATAGTAATGCTCATGGGCATATCCTTTGTTTGCGCTTACATAGGAGCTTATTTGTCTCCAATTATGCCTAGGGGAGAATAATTTTTGGAGAGATGAT